GAACGAGCGCTACGCCGAGTACTTCCAGACCGGGTTCGTGATGTTCGAGCGCTGGGACAGCGACATGATCGGCGGAGCCGGCCGGTCGCTCCGTCTCCTCTCGCACAACCTCGCGTAAGACCCGGGCGGGGCGGGGCCTTCGGGCCCCGTCCTGCCCTTTCACGTCTCGGCACAAAGGAGGAACGGATGAACGTCAAGCTCACGCCGGCCGGTGGCATGGCCGGCACCGGTTTCGAGTTCAAGCCGGGCATGACCATCAAGTGCTCGGAGCGCCAGGGCCAGCGGCTGATCGAGCACGGCATCGGCACCGAGGCCCCGAAGGACGCGCAGGTCGATGGCGAGCTCTTCGACAAGCCGCCCGAGGAACTGCTCCCGCCGCCGAAGAAGGGCAAGGTCGAGAGAGCTATCAAGCCGCCCGCCGAGAAGCCCGAGGCGGACAACGATTCGGCCACCTGCGCGGGGTCCACCGCCAAGGGGAATCGCTGCCTGCGCGCGCCCGTGGCCGGCAAGAAGTTCTGCCAGGCGCACCTCGAGGAGTAAGGCCCGATGCTGTACGCGGCGCAGATGGGGGTGGCCTTCCAGTTCTTCCACCCCGTCCGGGACATCAACGGGAACTTCGTCGCGGGCCAGGCAGCGAACGTCTCGAAATCGCTGCTCGGCCCCGACCGCCTCGCTGCGTCCGCGCCCGAGCTCGCCGCCGTCACGCTGACCAACTACCCAGGCGTGACCGGCTGGGTCCTCGTCACGGTCACGCTCTCCCGCCTGGGCCAGTTCACGTTGACCCTGACGAACCCGGGGCCTCCGACCACCGACGACAGGATCACCGACTACGACATCGTCACGGCCCCGGGGATCTCCGTCTCGACCACGCTCCTGACCTCGCTCGACCGGGTGCGCACCAGGATGGGGCTGCTGAAGCCGGGAACCCAGACCCCGATCCAGCCAGGCGATACGCATCCGCTCGACAGCCTGATCAACCTGGTGATCTCGGAGGTCTCCGAGGAATACCAGGACCTGGTCGGGCGCACCTTCATCGAACAGACCTACACCGAGTACATCGACGGCTCCTGCACCCGGAGCCTGATGCTGACAGCCGGTCCGCTGGTCTCGATCACCTCGGTCGAATCCGTCCAGTACCTGGACGACGGCGCCGGCGGCGTCACCGAGTCGCGCACCGTCGTGCCGCGCAGCAGCTACGTCCTGGCCGGGCTCCGGTCGCAGCCGCGGTTCGTCGGCCGAGGGCGGCTGGACCTGGTCGCGCACTGCGGCCTCTGGCTCGAAGGCAAGAAGCGCTACCGGGTGATCTATGTCGCCGGGTTCGCCGCCGTCCCGGAGGCGGTGGTTGGTCTGGCGACCGAGGACGTCGTCTCGCGGATCAACAACGCCCAGACGGGGCACCTTCTCTCGCAGGTCCTCGGCGACGGCCAGATCACCTTCATGCGGCCGCAGCAGCTGATCGAGATGCGCACCTCGCGTCTCGCCACCTACCTTCTGGAGGCCGCATGAGGCTCCAGGCGGCGGGCGGGTTCTTCGTCGAGGCCATCGGCTTCGAGGAGGCGGCGGGGTTCTTCTCCGAGCTGCAGCATGAGTTCAAGCAGGGGCTCCGCGAACGGCTGAAGCAGGCCGCGACGCTGGTGAGCGAGACGGCCCGCGAGGAGACCCACAGCGCCAGGGTCAGGGGGGCGATGGGGTTCAACGTCGAGGTCAACTCTCTGTTCGACTTCACGGCGCGCATCGGGCCGTCCCGTCGCCGCGCCTGGTTCGCCCACTTCCTCGAGTTCGGGACGGTCCACAGCCGGGCCTTCCCGTTTCTCGCGCCGGCGCTGGCCGCCACCGAGGACCAGGTCGTCGAAATCGTCGGCATCCCGCCCGTCCTGCAGCACGGAGGCAAGTGATGAAGATCCAGACCCGCCTGCGCCGCCTATCTTCGGCCGTCCTGCTTCTCGCGCTCGCCGTGCTGGCGGCGCCGCCGGCGGCCGCGGCCGACTCGTTCGTTCTGAAGGCCTCGGGCGCGCAGATCGCCGCCGGCCAGGGCTCGCTCGTCGACCTGGGCGGCTACCGCTTCATCACGGTCCTGGTCAATGTCACCGCGGGCTCGGGGACCGTCAACCCGTTCGAGGTCTGGCTCGAGGGGACCGTCGACAACGGCGTCAACTGGTATCAGCTCGCGTGCCAGAACGTCGTGAAGGCGAGCGCCACGGCACCGGGCACCGCGGCCGCATCGCAGCGCGACATCGTCAACGAGGTCGCGGTGGTCACGGCGGCCAAGTACGTAGCCACCTGCGAGCTCTACGTCAGCCAGGTGCGCGCCGCCTGGAACATCTCCGGGTCGACACCGAGCGAGACCTTCTCCGTCACCGCGGTCGTGAAATAGGGGGAACCGTTGCCGAATCCGGTCCTGGTCCAGATCGCCGACGCCCTGATCGCGAAGAGCGTGCTCGCCGGCTACAAGTCGACGGGGCTGCTCAACGACGTCGGGAAGGACTGGCTCCAGGAGGACAACCCGCCGGCGGCCTATCTCGGCGACGCCGGCGAGCGTAACGAATACAAGCCGACGGCCAGCATCAGCCCGAGGGCGGGGTTCTTCTTCCTCTCGATCGTGCGGGGGGACAACCCGACCCGTCTCTTCTGGCCGCTCTACAAGGCCCTCAAGGACGCGATCTCCATCGACCCGACCCTCGGCGGCCTGGCCACCGGAGACAACGGGGCGATGGTCACCGGCTACTTCTCCGACAAGACGATCCAGGCGGTCACCGCCCGCGTGCACCGGGCGGAAATCTTCGTCGAGGTCGAATACCGCCACGACAGGGGGAACGCATGAGGCTCCGCTACCTGGGCATGGGGACGGTTCACGTCGAGAGCGCCGGCGAGGTCAGCGAGGGGGAAGAGCTGGAGATTCCGCAGGCCACCGCGGAGGCGCTGCTCGAGCAGCGGCCGCAGCACTGGGAGGCCGCCGCGAAGGTGGAGGCCGCCGAAGCCACGCACGAGGAGCCGCGCGCGCGGCGAGGGAGGTAGGCCATGCCCCAGGGATTCGGACGTAATTCCTTCGTCGGATGGGACCAGGAGACCACCTGGGGCACCGGTGTCGCCGCGGTGAAGTTCGCCGAGCTGGTGTCGGAGGGGATCGAGACCGTCCGGGATCGAGTGGCCCGCCAGGTCGTGCGCGACATCGACGAGCGCGAGGGGAACATGTACGACGCGCTCTTCGGGGTGAAGGGGGCCTTCGCGGTCGAGGCGAACTACCAGGGGATGCTCCGGCTCTTCGAGCACCTCCTCGGGGATGCCAGCGGCTCGAGCGTTGCCACCGAGCCGGGGGTGCGTAACACCCACACCTTCATCTGCAAGGATACGCCGATGACGGGCAAGGGGCTGTCGCTCCACGTCCATCGCGACGTCGACGCCGGTAGCACGCCGCAGCTGCGCGCGGTCGGCTACAAGCTGAACTCGGCGAAGTTCTCGATGGCGCCCGAGCGCAACATGCAGATCGAGTTCGAGGGGGCGGGGAAAGACGCCAGCCTGATCGCCGCCGTCTCACCGACCTTCCCATCGAACGCCACCTATGTCGCCGGCCACCAGCTGAGCGTCGAGTTCGATGACGTCGTCCGCAAGGTGGATTCGGTCGAGATCAACTTCGACCGGGGGCTCGACCTCGAGAAGCGGGTGTGCGGCTCGAAGAACATCGACGAGCCTGTGCAGTCCGACACTCGCCGCCTGATCACCGGCACCGTCACGGTCGACGCGCTACAGGCCGACTGGTCGAAGCTCGACGCCGGCGTGCTGTTCAAGCTCGAGGCGCTGAACGCCGGCCCGGTCCTCGGCGCCGGCAATTACCGGATGGATTTCACGCTCCTGAAGTGCCTGGTCACCGGCAACCCGTTCGTCGTCAAGGGGCCCGGCATCGTGAAGTCCGAGATCCCGTTCAAGGCACTGAAGCCAACCTCCGGGGAGCTGCTCACCCTGGTGGTTGTCAACAACGAGGCGTCCATCGGCTGAGCCGACCGAGGAGGAATCAATGCAGGAGGGGAAGTCGGGTCTTCTGACCGCGGATTCGATCGTCGCCACGCGCCGGCGGCGTGTCGAAACCAGCATGGGGGGCGTCCTGGTGCGCGCCCTCGGCCTGTCGCACCTGGGAAGGCTGGTGGGACAGCTCCTGGACGTGTCCTCGCTCGGGGAGGCAGCCCGGGCGCTGACAGGCGGCGACCTGGCGGGCGAGGGGATCCGCGAGCTCGTCAGCAATCCAAAGATCGCGGAAGTCTTCCCGCTGATCGAAAAGGTCGTCGCCGCCGGGTGTGTCGAACCCAAGTTCGGCGATGACCCGGCCGCCGGTCCCGTGGTGGCCGACCTGCCGCTCGAGGACCAGTTCCGGCTCTTCAACGAGATCCTCCAGCTCTCGGGCTACTCGAAGGAGGCCGGGGAGTCGATCCGCCCTTCGTAGCCGACCGCCGGGCAATGGAGCATCTCGACTCCATCGGCAAGAGGTACGGGGTGCGGCCCTCGGTGCTGGTCGGCGAGAGGGATGAGTTCCTGGCGTTTTCGATCGACCTCTGGGCCCACAACTGGGGCGTCCAGGCGGAGCGGCGGCTGATGGGGCAACTCGAAAGGAAGCGTGGCCGTGGGCGGCACTGAACGAAACGTCAGCATCATCATCAAGGCCAAGAACGAGGCCGACAAGGCGCTCGCCAGCCTCGGGAAGAACCTCACCTCGCTCCCGGTCATGGCTGCCGCCGCCGGGGCGGCGCTCGCCGCCATCGGCTATGCGATCACGAAGGCCACGATGGCCGCGGCCGAGCAGGAGAAGGCGGACGTCCGTCTGGCCACGGCGCTCGCCTCGATCGGTCAGAACACCGACGCCGTCCGCATGCACCTCGGGAAGTTCATCTCCACCCTGCAGGACGTCACCACGGTCGGCGACGAGACGATCTCCGGGGTGGTCTCCACCTTCGCGCAGCTCGGCCAGCTCAGCGGGGATGCGCTCGAGCAGGCGACGAAGGCGGCCCTCGACTATGCCGCCGCCACCGGCCAGGACGTCGAATCCGCCGCGACCCAGATGGTCAACGTCCTGGTCAAGGGAAGCGGCCGCCTGCAGGGGATCGCCACCGACTTCGACGCGTCCGCCTCGAAGGGGGACCGCTTCGCCCAGGTCATCAGCCAGATTAACGACAAGATGGGCGGCGCCGCGGCCATCACCGGGAAGACCTTCTCCGGGGCCTTGCAGCGGATCGCGAACGACTACGACGACCTGATGCAGGAGACCGGCCGGGCGGTCGTCGAGAACGAGGCCTTCCGCGGTGTCCTCGAGGGGCTCTCGGCCATCCTGAAGGAAGCCACCGGATTTGTCGGGGAGCACAGCGAGGCGTTCCAGACGCTCGTGACAGTGCTGTCGCGAGCGGCCCTGGGGCTGATCATGATCGCGGCGGAGGTTACGGCCTTCGAGTTCCGGCTGATCTCGATGGGGCTCTCGCTGGGGCAGGTCCTGGTCGCCCTGGCCGCGCTCGCCGACGACGCGCCGGCGCTCGTCAAAGAGGCCTTCGGGTGGACGGACCAGGACTCGATCGCTCTGGCGAAATGGGCGGGCCAGTGGCAGACCCGCCTCGGCGAGCTCAAGGGCGCGTTCGGCGAGGCCGGCGACAGCGCCGACACGGTCGCCGAGAAGATCCGCCAGATCATCGAGGGCCTGGGCAAGGGCACGGGGAAGACCATCGTGCCGGACGCCATCGGCAACATCGGCATCGGTGCGGCCAAGGCGAAATCCGAAATCGAGCGGTTGACCGAACAGCTCAAGACCCTCGGCATCCCAACATTCAAGGAGCTCGAGGATCAGCTGTTCGGCGTCGACAACGCGCTGCTCCTGCTCCAGGACCTGAATCGCCAGGGTTTGATCTCGCCGGAGCAATGGGACCAAGCACTCGGCGCGATCACCGAGATCACGAGACAACTCCCGGAGTGGCAGGACGATCTGAGCGCCGCGCAGCATGCCGTCCAGGGAACGCTGCAGGTCATGACCGATACGCAGATGGCGCTCCAGGATGGCCTGACCGGCGCTGCCGAGAGCTTCGGCGGAGCGATGATCGATGCGGCCCTCGGCGCCAAGATTGCCTGGGGTCAGTTCTTCCGGGGGCTCCTGGCCGATCTGCTGAAAGCAATCCTCCGCGCGACGATAATCAAGGCGATTTTCACGGCGCTGGGCGCCGCCTTCGGCGGGCCAGCTGGCGCGGCGGCCGGAAGCCAGGCCGGCTCCGTGCTCTCCTCGGGTGGCTTCAGCGGCCTTGGTGGCGTGCTCGACTCTATCGGCCAGCCCGCCCAGTTCGTGAGTCCAGGTCTGGGGGCCGGCATCGGAAGCGCCGCCAGCTTCGCGAGCGCCGGCATGGCGCTCCCGATCGGACCGGAAGTCTCGATGCCGATCACCATCCTGCCTCGTCGAGACAAGACCGCGGAAGCGATCGAGATGCTGGAGGAGATCAGGGTCCTGGTGGAGCGCCGCGGCTACTACCTACCGGCGACGACGGTGCTCGCGTGATGCGTTCGCCTGGTTCAGGGCTGGCGCGAGATGGCCTCGAGGCACTGCTCTCGGTCATCGTGCGTAATGGCTTGCCAGTCACCCTTCAGCTTGTAGCGGACGCCCATGCGCTCGACAACGGTCTTCGATTTGGACTGTTTCGTGAGTACGACGGGCGCGCATGGGTCGACAGGGTGTCTGCAGGCTCCGATCTCATTGACGTCCATCGAGACGGAGCCGGGAACAAGACTCATCGCCAGGGCCTCGCCATAGGTCACCCCGACCAGGCACAGGCGCTGCGGGATGAAGACCATGTGCGGCGCATCCTGGTCGGCGGTCGTAGTCGCAAGCGCCTCGCGGCGGGCCGCCATCTCTGCGCGCTGGGATTCGGTAGGCACTCGAAGGGTAACGGGGACGGCCAGGACCTCACTTCCGCGAGCGATGGTCACCACAAGAACGTCGCCGGAGCTGCTCTTGTCGAGGGCAGCGCCGAGGGCTGCCGTATCCGCGATGGGAGTCCCGTTCAGCGCCCGTATGAAATCGCCCTCGGCGATCCCTGCGTCCTCGGCCGGGGACCCCGATATGACCTCTTTCACCAGCAGCATGGGGTTCATGTTCCAGTCGACCGCCGGCGCGCAGAAGGTTCCGAACCATGGACGGTCGTGGCGAGCCGCCGGCTCATCGGCAAGCGCGGCGCTGTCGACGAACGAGACAGCGCTCAGGGCAAGAAGGATAGCTATCGATCTCATCGTGGTGTTCTCCGAATGCAAAGGCGGGTTTCGTGGTCCTCGTATACGCCGGAACCGACCGCCATGCAAGGCCTTCTGGCGGAGGCCGCCTGATGCCTCTCCAGAATCCAGGAGAGACGGGGGGCGGGGGCGGGCCGGCGACGCCCGGCCCGGTCGACCAGGCGACGGCGGCGATCCGGAACCGCGCCAGCGCCGAGGCGGCGCGCGCCACCGTCCGGGTCATCGAGCGCGATCGCGCCGACGAGCTGGGGGTCGGGCCGTTGAAGTTCGAGGGGTCGGGGCTCACCAGCTCGTGGGATGACCAGGAAGCGCGCGCCGTCGTCCGGGTCGAGCAGATCCTCGCCGGCGCCGCGGCGGACCGCCCGGCGACGCCGGCGACGCCGTGCCTCTACATCGCCACCGACAGTGGGGCGCACTCCTCATGGGACGGGACGACGTGGCGGACGATCTGACGTGCAGGCGCCCTGGGTCTGGGCGTGGGACGACACGCCGAGCGATCTCCCGGGCGGGGCGAACTTCACCAGCCGCCTCCTGCGCTACGTCGAGAACACCGGCGAGACCGAGGTCGACGTCCCCTTCGATTCGATGGAGACCGACTACTTCTTCAGCCCAGCGAACCAGCCAGGCTCGAGCGACTGGCCCGTGGGGGCCTGGCGCGCCCAGGTCGATGTCACCGTCGCGAACCCGAAGCTCAGCCTGGCGCTCGCCCTCTTCCGGGTCAGCGGCGCCGGCGCGCCGATCGAGGCGTATGCCGGCACGACCGCGCCGCAGGTCCTCGGCTCGACCGGGGTGCACGTCTTCAACGGAACGACCCTGGCGCAGACCGGCCCGACGACCGGGGATCGGTTGCGGGTGCTGTTCCAGTGGACGCGCGACAACTCCGTGGGCGGCGGCGCCGGCGCCGGCAAGGTCCGCTTCGGCTTCGGCGACCCGGTCGCGGACATTCTCCAGGTGCCGATCCTGATGGCCAACCCGCGGCTTACCTGGAACGGCAACAGCCTCGACTTCCCGGGGCCGCTGACCGGCTACTCGAACCAGCCGGTGAGCGACCGATCGATGGCGCGCAGCCACGGCGTCACGCATGCGACCAACCTCCTGGCGAGCTTCCGGCGCCTCCGGATCCAGCTGAGCCGGTTCCAGGACGTCGCCTTCTGGGATTCGTTGGTCGCCTGGTGGGCCTGGGCGGTGCAGGGGAACCCGTACGCCTTCGCCCTCGACAGCGCCGACGTCGTGGACCTGGCGCTCAGCGGCGGCGCCGCGGCCGGGCAGAAGGACATCCCGCTGGCGAACACCAGCAGCGTGGTGGTCGGCCGGAAGTACCGCCTGCGCCAGGCCGGCGGGCACAACGAGGAGATCATCCAGGTCGACACCATCACCACGAACGTCAAGGCGACCGCCCTGGCGAACCTGAAGTTTACCTACGTGACCGGGGACGTCTTCCGGAGCCAGGACTACTTCCCGAAGCTCGTCAGCCTCGACACCGACCGGCCGGCCGAAGAGAACCCGGGCGTGACCTACGGCTTCGACCACCAGTGCGAAGAGGACCGCTCCTGATGGTTTACATCCCAAATGCCACCTGGGCGGCCCGGAAGGCCGAGCGCGAGCAGGCGCCGGTCTACTACATCGCCATCGAGGGCCTGACGACGAAGCATTTCTCGACCGCGCCCGTGGCCGGGGCCGGGGTGACGAAGAAGCCCTACATGCGGGTCCCGACCGAGATCGGACAGACGCTCAGCCCACTGCAAGGGAAGGCGACCCTCCGCATCAGCGACCTGAAGATCGTCGATACCGCCGGCGAGATCACCGACCTGGTCAGCACCGACAAGACCAGCCCGACGGTCCCGAGCCTCCTAAACCGGAACGTGACCATCTACGAGGGCGAGGCGGGGATGGCGGAGAGCGACTTCGCTCCGGTGGCGCTGGCCCAGATCAGCGACGTCGCGCTCGACGAGGACGGGGTCACATACACCTTCACGGTGGTCGACGTGAAGCGGGCCCAGAACGAGGACCTGTGCGTGAACGCGGAGGCCTCGGGGCTGCAGCGATACAGCGACCGGCTCGGTGTCGCGGCGACGGCCGGCGACAAGTTCGTGGTCGCAGCGAATATCCCCGGACTCTCGGAGGGCGACAAGCTCTTCCTGGGGCCCTCCACCGCCGGCGGGTACGAGGGCGATGAGGAGAAGATCGAGGTCGCCGGCGTGGTCGGCGCGACGATCTACCTGAAGTGGCAGCTCGGTGCCTCCCTGGCCAGCTCCTACGCCGCCGGGGATCCAATCCGATGGGCGACCACGATCCTGCAGGGCAATCCGGTCAACCTGATCTACGCCCTCCTGACGGGGGATTTCGGGAACGCGACCTTCCCGCTCGAGGAGGCGGTCGGGATGCCGACCGGCCTCGGCGTTCCGGCCTCGATGATCGATGCGGCCGACATGGTGAAGGAACGCGACCGGGTCATGCCGAACGACATCTGGCGCTTCGAGCTGCGCCAGAGCTCGCAGGGGTTCCGGTTCCTCGAGCAGCGCTTCTACCGCCTCCTGGGCTACCCGCGGCTGCGGGGAGATGGTCGATTCAGCCTGCGACTCTACCGCCCGGCCTGGCCGGATGAGGCCGGCGTGGGCCTGCCGACGATCACCGAGGCCGACGTGGCGTCCTGGCGATGGGGGCGAGACTTCAAGCTGCACGTCAACCGGGTGAAGATCGGCTACGACTTCGACATCGAGCGCGGCTTCCCGCCGGCGTCGGTTCTTCTCGAGGACACGGCCGATCAGGCCCTGACGAAGGAGCGGGGAGCCGTCGAGCTCGAGGAGTCAGGGCTGCAGAGCGACCTGCAGGCCACGCGGCTCGGCGAGCAGCTGGCGGCCAACCTGATCCGTCGCTACCTGATCGTGCCGCCCACGCTGACGGTCGTCTGCGGGATCCATAAGAAGGCGATCGAGCTCGGCGACGTCGTCATCTTCTCCCACAGCCGGATCCCGAACCACAGGACGGGGGCGCGTGGCTACTCGGCCGTCCGCCTCGAGGTGGTGGAGCGCGTCGAGCGGCCAGAGGCGGCCGTCGTCCAGTTCGACCTGATCGACGCCGGCTATAACCGGGCCGCCTGGATAGGAGACGACGCCGCCGCGCTCACCTACGACACTGCCAGCGCCGCTGAGAAGGAGTACGCCTACATCGGGGACGACGCCGGCACGACGTTCGCCGATGGCGCCCTGTTCTTCGAGGTGGCCTGATGTCCTCCTGGCCCGACTTCGCGGCCTTCACGACGCCGGAGACGGCCTACAAGGCGCTGCTGCGCCAGGCGTTCTTCCGGAAGATGAAGGACGACTTCGACAACCTCAACGGGCGCGTGGGCCAGCTCGAGACCGGCATCCTCGTGACCGACCACTTCAACGGCCCGGCGGGGCGGTTTATCGAGGCAGGAGGCGTCGGTTCACTGTCGACCAGGGTGAGATTCGACGGGCGCGGCATCTGGGCTCTGCTCCAGAGCGGCGGGGCCGGAACTCCAGATGTGGCCCTGCCGAGCTCGCCGGCGTTCAGCGTGCTGCGCTTGGACGCCGACGATGCGTCCACGAACAGCCGCTACTCGATCCTGCTGAGCCTGCAGGACTTCGTTTTCAACGATTCGACCCGGCCGGTCACCTATCGGGCGCGAACGAAATGGCGGGGGCAGCGGGCGAACAAGGAGGCCCACAACGTCTGGGGCCTGGTCACCGACCTGACGCCCGGGTCCTCGCCGAACAGCGGCATCTGGCTCGAGATGCCGGACACGTCCAACTTCCGGTTCGTCACACGCGACAACGGCTCGCAGGTCAACGGCAGCAACTTCGCGCGCACCTCGGCCGACACCTGGTTCGAACCCTACATCGAGTTCACGGACAGCCCGAGCAACCGGGCGAAGTGCTACATCGACGGCGTCCTGAAGGAGACGTTCACGACGAGTCTGCCGACATCGCGCCGACTCATGGGGGTGATTGCCGCGATCCAGTCGCACGTGGGTGGAGGCGGGGCTGGGACCACCGCATTCCAGGTCGATGCCGATCGGTGCCGCCTGGCCGTGGATGCGCTTGTGGATGCAGCGTGAGGAGCGAGCGATGAGAAGCCGTCGAGCAATCTGGGCCCTGGGCGTGGTGCTGCTGCTGGTGACGGCGGTGCCGCTGCTGTCGCAGTCGAGCCCGAACACGATCACGCCCGCCGTGCTGCAGGGGCGCCAGTGGGTCTATTCGGTGCTACAGAGCTTCGGCGCCGGGCTGACGACGCACACCATTTTCGACAGCACGGCATCGGGAGGCCCCAACACACAGCTCTCCGGGTCAGGCCCTCTCCTCTCGGGCGCCACCGGCAGCGTGCCGTTGGCCCAGACGCAGATCGACTACACGATGCCCAACCCGCCGACGGCGCCCACCGTCGGCACCCCGACCGGGGTCAGCGGGTGCCTTGGATCGAAGACGTGGCAGTTCGGGGCGGCATACTACAACCGGGGCGGCCAGACGGCGCTCTCCCCGTTCACATCCAATCAAACAGGGTGGGCGACGAGCAAGAACATCCCGCTGACGCGGCCGGCAGACTTCCCACCGACCGCATCGCACTGGGCGCCGGCCTATATCAACATCACCGATGCGCCGACGGTCGTGAAGACCTGCGGCTCGGGGGCCGGCATCTACAGCGCCATCGGGACCGCGACGGTGAACTGCGGCTGCTCCGGTTCTGGGACGACCATCACCGGACAGGCGAACAACTCCGGGCTGAAGTCGATCTTCCAGGTCATGGACGGCGAGATGCGGTTCCCGTCCTATCTGACGAGCTCGCCGAATACGCTCACCGAAGGGGCCAGGCGCTTTAACTTTGCGCTCGGATACCCGTCGTTTTCACCTGACAGCGGGACGACGCTCTACGACATCCCGACGACGAACGGACAGAGCCGCCTCGTCTGCTCTACCTGTCGTTACACGTCGATCGACCTGGCGCTCGCCAGCATCAGCGATAACGCGATCACGAAGCCCTATACCGTCTACATGCTTCCGGGCACCTATGGGAATGCGACGATCTTTACTCTCAGCAAAGCCTATGTGCAGGTTGTCGGCCTCGGCCCGCCTGGGTCGGTGGTCATCGATGGGACGATCGCGATCGGTGCGGACATCACCGGCGCAGGAATATCGAACCTAACATTCGTCGGCCAGATCGCTCCTCTACGCGGTGGCACGGCGAACACGGTGCCGACGACCTTCTACGTCAGGAACAGCATCGTCGGAGACCTGACCGACTGCACCGTTGACACCCTGCACGATGCCGGGTCGAACGCCCTGAGTGCGATCACCTGGTACTCGCAGGGCAACATCTGGCAGACGTGTTGGGATGGTCTGTTCCTCGGGCGCGATGATCGATTTATCTCGTCTGGCGACACCTTCGTCGGCGACAACACGAACGTCGGGGCCAATCAGCCAATCACGGTCTTCAACTGGACCAACCCGAACATTGAGATCGACGTCTCCGGTGCGGTGTTTTGGGTGCGGCAAACGATGAACTGCGCCAACTGTGGGGCGTGGGTCATCGGTTCGACTTCGTCCGGATCGACGGGGACTATTCAGCCGCGAATCGCCATCTCCGGGAGTCGGATCTATATGCAGTCGACGCATGCGTCGAACACTGGCGCACTCAGGGTGATTGATACGGCGACCGAACCCGGCGCGCCAACAAATCCCCTGCTGATCTCGCTCACCGGGACAGACATCGACATGTACGGCGCCGGCACCACCGTCGATCTGGTCGGAATCAAGGTCCCGGCCGATGCCGACCATGCGGGCTGGAACGTCTCGATGCATGGCGGCAGCATCCGGCGGGTCGGCGGGGACACGACGAATAGCTACGATGTGGACACCGCAGAGACGGCGTCCGGGTTCTCGGTGGACCTCTATGGCGTGCGCCACGAGGGGAAATACTCGGCCGGGGGCGGAACGCTCAAGGTCTTCAACTCGCCGCTGACGACCGGCGTCATTCGCAACACGCCGCTCGCGACAGCTCCCAGCACGTGCAGCATCGGGGACCGCTACGCCGACACGAGCGGGGCCGACTGTTACTGCAAGGCTGCGAACACCTGGGAGATCACGAACGCAACGGGGAGCTGCGTCTAGTGCTCTTACTCTGGACGCTCTCCTGGCTGCCGCCGGTGGCGCTGTGCGACGGCTCGACCCTGCTGCATCCGGAGCACGTCCGGTATCAGGTGCCGTATCAGGTCAGGGCGATGGTGGCCTACACGGATGGCGGCTGCCTTGTCGGTGAGGACGGCCGGCAGCAAGAGTGCGCGGTGATGCTGTCGCGGGGAGTCTGGGACGTTGGGACAGCGATCTCGGCGACGCTGGAGGACTTCCTCGAGCCGCCGCCGGGGGCCGTGTTTCTGTTCGGCTGCCCTCTGGCCTACAACGACTTCGGCTCCTGTGCCGCGGAGGGTTGCGCGCCATGACGCAGGTCTGGGTCGCTGCGCGCACCCACGATTATCGGGGGCCTTCGAAGGCCTCGGCGTGGGAGGTCCTAGGGATCTACAGCTCCGAGGCCGCGGCCGCGGCGCGTTGCCGGGTCGCCGGCACCGACTTCGTTGGGCCCCTCTCGCTGGACGTCGATCTCCCGGAAGAGCTGATCGAGTGGCCGGGCGCCTACCACCCGCTGCTCTATCCGAGCGCCGCGGCTCAGGCGACCGCGCGGGCGCAGAGCCCCGATATGGGGGGCGCGCCATGAGGCTCCTGGACCTCGATCCGGTGTTCCTCAAGAGGAACAGCGACGAGTCGCACACGATGGGCGTCGCCTTCGCTGAGGCCGACGGGGTCATGTTCCTCTGCCCTATCTGCTTCAAGGCGAATGCCGGACGGGTCGGCACGCATCAGATCATCTGCTGGCGACCGCACGTCCCGCAGACGACCAACCCGGTGCCCGGGAGGTGGGAGTTCGAAGGGACCGGGTTCGATGACCTGACCCTCGTGGCCGGGTCGTCGTCGATCCTTCTGCTGTCCGGCTGCCGTTGGCACGGCTATGTCCGCGGCGGAGAGGTGACCAACGCATGAGGCTGCGCGATCGCTTCTGGATTCGCGGCTGGACGTGGCTCGGTCTGCTCAACACGGCGTTCGCTATCACCTGCGGTCGCGTGCTAGTCCGGACCATCGATACCGAGACCCGCAGGACGCTCGAGTGGGAAGTGGTCCCGGCGAGCCGCTGGCCGAGGCCGATATGACGGTCGACGAGCAGGCCATCGAGCTGGAGATCGAGCGTTCGCTGGCGAACGCGATCGCCATGAATGCGCCGCTCCTCCACGTCCCTCCGACCATCGATCCCGTCGCCATCCTGCGGGCCATCGCGCAGCACGAGCTGCGCCGCCTCGGCCGATGGCGCGCATCCCTGCACGAGCTGTCGTACTGCTACAAGGGCAAGTACCACACGCCCGCGATGGAGCGGCATGACTTCCTCTGGGGCTGCGCAGCGCATTCATCCTGGGGACCATGGCAGATCATGTTTCCGACCGCCCTCCTGCGCGGCTACGAGGGAGACCCGGTTCGGCTGCGCGACCCTGTCGTGTCCGGTCCCTATGTCGCCGCCCACATCAACGCGCGGGTGCTCGACCGGTTCAACGACGAAACGGTCGAGGACGTCTTCGACGCCTGGAACAGCGGGACGGCGCGCGACTCGATCGATCCGGTCGAGTACAAAAAGGCGGTCCGCATCCTCTACGACGGCTATGCGGCCGGGAGACGCGCGTGAACGCCATCCGCGAACTGACCAGGAAGTGGGGCCCGACGCTCCTGCTCGGCATCGCGCTCGGCGCGCCGGGAGGGTGGTTCCTGAGCTGGTCGATCCCGATCGGCCTTTTCGTCCTCCGTGGCGACCGGCGCGTCGCCGCCATCGAGCTCGACCTCGCGTCGATCAAGAACCGCCAGAGGCGCGACTGCGAGGTGCAGCTCGCGGGCATCTGGTGGATGACGGCGACGAGCCGGACGAATGGCTGGCTGGAGCCGCCGGGCGCCCAGAAGATCATCGATGAGGGGTGCATCGGTGCGCCGGTGGTCGTCGGATCCATCCCTTCCGCCGCCTTGGGGCCGCTTCCTTCGATCCTGTTCGGCACCGCCTTCGCGGCGCCTCGTCTGGACGTTCACGCGCCCGCGGCGCGGGAGGACTGAGCGATGCTCGAGACGCTGACCAACGATGCGACCGCACTGTTCGGCGAGATGATCCGCGCCCACGGGAAGCCGCTCGTGCTCGCGGCCGTCTGCAGCCTGGGCGTCTGGATCGGCTTCGGGTGGCTCGTCGGCCCAGCGCTGCGGCTGCCAGGGCTTCGCTGGGTCGAGGCGCCCTTCCGGGCGACGCGGCCGCTGCTGTCGTTCGCGGTCTGCTGGTTCCTCTTCTATCGGCTGCACACCGATGGCGTGCTCGATCTCGGCGAGGGTCCGACATCCTGGGCGCGCGCGATGATGTGGGCGCTCCTCGGCGCCGCCGGCGCGCAGCTCCTTAACCATTTCGTCGAGAAGTTCTGGCCCGAGGTCGACAACGAGGCGGCGCGCACGCTGGCCGATACGGCGGTGGCCACCGTCAAGGCAAAGGTCCTCGGCGATCCGCCGCCGCCGGCCGGAGGTGGGTCGTGAACCTCGAGGGAGTCCTCGTCACCCTGGCTGGGGCGGCGCTGTCGATCGGGGGCATCGCCGTCTATGGCTGGTTCCAGCGCCACCGCGGCGCCGCCGGCGCGCGCCGCCAGGCCGCTGCGGAGGCGCGCTCGAGCGCCATCGATGCCGCGGCAGGGAAGGGCGGCGCGGCGCTGCAGGAGCACGGCAACGAGCTGATCGGGGATGCCGCGCGCCGCCTGCCGCGGAAGAGGCCATGACCGCGCGGGCCGCTCGAGTGGGGCTCCTGGCGCTCGCGCTCGCCGCGGCGGCGCTCGCTGGCGCGGCCGCTGGACCAGACCCGCGTCCGCCGGCGGACACCGGTCGCCCCAGCTGGTGCCGCGATGATTACATCTGCCGCTCGCTCGAGCAGGAGCGCCAGCAGCAGCACGTTGTCTCCGACCTGATGGCGGCGCTCGACGAGTGCCAGGGGGCGAAGGCGAAGAAGTGGGGCTTCTGCTATGGCGTCGGCGGCCTCGTGGGGCTCGACCCGGACGATCGTTGCGAAGGCGCCGATTGTTCGACGGCGTATACCTGGCAGGTCATGCCAGGCGCGGCGTTCATCTGGGGACGCCGACCGCAGTAAATCAACCAGGTGCACCCGTCCGGCTCCCCTCCGCCGGGCACTGAAGTGGGCCCGGCCGCGCCGCCGAACGCGGACCGGGCCCCTTTGCTTTTCCGCTTGCAGATTCCCTGAAAAGCCTTGCGGGGCGCGGCTTTCAGCCGTATATACCCAAAAACCGCGAAGCCGCCCATTCCGGGGAAACCCTTGCCGGGCGAGCATTTCATGGGGGTCGTCGCCGAGTTTCTGCTTCACCACCAGCTCTACTCCGAGGACCTGCGCACCATGCCGTCCCAGATGCGCATCCTCGAGCGGCACTTCGGCGACCTCCCCCTCGACCAGATCACTGTCATCGATGTCGAGCGCTTCTTCAGGTCGCGCCTCGCTGAGGGCATCGCGCGCCCGACCCTCAACCGCCAGGCCTCGGCGCTGAGCGTGTTCCTCGAGTGGTGCACCACCCGGGGCTATCGCTCGGGGCCGAACCCCGCTCTGCAGGTGAAGCGTTTCCGGGAGGGCGACGGGCGCGACCGCTATCTGACGCCCGACGAGGCGGGGCGCCTGACGCTGGCGGCGCCGCCGCACGCGCGGCCGGTGATCACGACAGCGCTGCACACCGGCGGTCGCCTCAGCGAGGTGCTGGGGCTCCAGTGGCAGCACGTCGACCTCCTGGCGCGCATCGTCACCTTCGCGCGGAAGAACACGAAGGGGAAGATGCGCCGGCGACACCTGCCGCTCAGCGAGATGCTGCACTCCTGCCTCCGCGCGCTCCCCGCCGGCGGCCTCGAGGATCCGGTCTTCCTGTGGAGGGGGGCGGCGATGCACGACATCCGGTCCTCCTTCGAGAGCGCCAGGGCGCGAGCCGGGCTGGGTTCAGACGTCACCTTCCATACCCTGCGGCACACCTTCGGGAGCTGGTATGTGATGAATGGGGGCAGCCTGCGGGTGCTGCAGAAGCTGATGGGGCACCGGTCGATCAAGACGACGGAGCGCTACTCGCACCTGTCGCCGGAGCACATCCTGGCATCGGTGCGGTTCATCGGGCCGCCGAGGCCCTGGCCGGCCCGATGACTGGTATGCTGACGAGGGTGCTGCGGGAAAGTGGCATAGTGGCCCTAGACCCCTTGTCCTGCCGGGGTCTTGGGGGTATATTCCCGCCTCCGTGAAAGCCAAGCAAGTGAGGAGGCCAGAGATGAAGACCTACTCCGTGGCCTACCCAATCATCTTCACCATCACCAACCTGGTGCCCGGCGCCGGGTTCCTGGCGAAGGTGCGCGCCTGTGGGAAGGCCCTAATGGTGCGCGAAGACGATGGGGCATGGTGGCTCTATGGCGCCGAGCCGGGTGGGCTCGCCGCATCGGGCACGACGCCGCAGGAGGCGTTCCTGCGATTCTCGGAGACGTTCAAGAACGTGCTCGACGACCAGGCGTCTGAGTGCACCAGCCTCAACGCCTTCAGCATCGCCGCCGCCGAGTTCTTCGGTGAGTCATGCGAGGAGACGACCTCGGAATGGGCCGCGGCCAGCGAAGCGATCCGTTCGGGCAACCTCCGGCCCGAGCCGCCCTTCTCGCAGATGACGCGACAGCCGGCCGAGACCCCGACGTTCATCAGCATCGAAGAAGTGCCGGAAGCGGCCCTCGGTTTCTCCGCGGATCGGCACGAGGAAGCCGCGCTCCCAACGGCTGCGTGAGTGGGCTCCCGCGGCCTCGTGAAGTGGCGGGCCGTCGAGGAGATGCTCAACCGCTGCGCCCCTGGCTGGGAGCTTCGCGTCACGGACCATTACCGCTCGATCCGATGGCGCGGCAATACCTTCCCCTCGTTCCCGGGGCCCAAGAAGGGCGAAGTTCAGGTGGGGCATGTCCGCCATCTGGTCCGGCATCTGCTCATCGATCGCGGCTGCGCCTGTGGCTGCATCGAGCTGCTCGGAAAATAGACCGCACGGAAATAGATTGCTCGACCCCCTTGACAGGGGAGGGGGAGCGGGCGCATCTTCGCGGCGTCTCTTGGGGAGATGAACGGCGATGATGATTCCCGAATCGAAATCAGGAACGACCGCCTCGGGGCGATCTCCCCAAGAGCCCGCCACGCGTCTTCACCGACGTCCGGGGCGGTCTTTCGTGACTTCGGCCTTCCGCTGCACCGGCTGCGGCCGGCCCGCCGACTTCCGGACCACCACGCCAGGCTGCAAGATGTGCCGGCGGATCGTGAACCGCTCCGGGTGGTGCGCCCAGCAAGATTCGAACTTGCGACCTTCGGATTCGCTCTCCGAAGGCCGACCCGACCGAAGGAAGGCTGAGTCGACCGGCAGGGACCGCGGGGGCAGCGCCTCTGCTAGCGAGGCCCGTAACGCCCGTAAGCCCACAGGCCGGGGGCCGACAGTCCAGATAGGGGAGGCCCCGGACGCACAGCGCGGCCCGGTCAGCTGTACCCCTTCTGCCGGTCGACCCAGCCTTCAACCCTGTAGCGCCGGATCGCGCCGTGCGGTCCGCCCGACCCCGGGCGTTCTTCGCTTTGGCGGCTTCGCGGCCCGCCCGGGGTCGACTCCGGCATCAGCATCCGTCGGGCTGGCGGCCCAGCTCGTCGCCAGCCTGGCGGCTGACCTAGTCCCCGCCCGGACCCGACGGCACACCTCCCACCCAGGGTCCGGTACGACGTACACGCCACGACAGGCGCGCCGGATCCCGATGCGCGTCCCCGCCCCTCGACTCGCAGGGCCCTCGGCGATGGGGGCCCGCACGATCGACGGCCAGACCGGGCCGCCCCTCCGGTTCCGGACGGGCGCGCGGGTGCGGAGCGTTAGCACTCCGGAGGACACCTGCGCGCCCGGATCGGCCGAAGGCGGAAGGCCGTGAGCGTCGTCGCCGGCAAGGTCTATTCGGGCGGCGGCTTCGGCATCGCTGCTGACTCCATTCAGGTGCGCTGGCCAACACAGGTCGTCGGCCTCGGGAAGTTCACGAAGCTGTGGGATGAGGGGCCGCTCGTCATCGGCACGGTTGGAACCTGCGAAGAGGGCGGGCTCATGCGGCTGTTCTCGATGAACCACCAGCCGCACGGCGCCGACGTGAGGTCAATCACGGAATACCTCGGCGAGTTCGGTGCCTGGAAGAAGACCAGCACCGAGAGCGGCAAGGTGGAGAACCACTCCCTCCTCGGCTGGCGCGGTCGCCTGTTCCATTGCGAGGGCCTCTTCGCAGACGAGATCGCCGCCTACGACGCCATCGGAGCCGGCCAGGACTTCGCGCTCGCGGCGCTCTACCTCGGGCACTCCCCGATCGAAGCCGTGGAGGCAGCGACCGCGCTCTCGACCCTGTGCCAAGGGCCGTCCCTATTCATCGAACGGGGGCCAGCTTGAGCGGCCTCTCCGCGATCGAGTGGTGCGACGCGACCTGGAACCCGGTGCGCGGCTGCTCGCGGGTCTCGGAGGGGTGCCGGAACTGCTACGCGGAGCGGCACGCAGTCCGGTTCAGCAGGATGCGTTTGCTCGGTGCACTCAACCGGCCCGCGCCATTCCACGGCTTCGCCGAGAACACGCCGAACGGCCCACGCTGGACCGGCAAGGTGGCGCTGGTTCCGGAGGCGCTCGACTGGCCGCTGCGGCGCCGGAAGCCGCTCCGCATCTTCGTGAACTCCATGTCGGACCTGTTCCACGAGGCGCTCCCGGTCGAGGCGCTGGCGCAGATCTTCGACGTCATGGCCTCGGCGACCCTAGGCTGCCGGCCAGGACACCGGGAGCACGACGAGGAGTGCTGGACCGGTGACCAGCACACCTTCCTGATCCTGACGAAGCGACCCGAGCGGATGCGCAAGCTTCTCTCCGAGGAGCTGCCCTGGTTCATCGGGGAACGCATGCCCGGGGACTCGGCGCTCAGCATGGCCGACTGGCCGTTGCCGAACGTCTGGCTCGGGGTGAGCGTCGAGGACCAGGCGACGGCCGACGAGCGCATCCCGCTCCTGTTGCAGACGCCGGCGGCGAACCGGTTCATCAGTGCGGAGCCGCTACTCGGGCCGATCATCTTCGATTCAACCCACGAGAGCGATCCGTGCTCGTCGTCTTTCCTCTCCGGAATCGGCGGCGAGCGGGTCTACGACGGGGAGAAGGTCGCCCTCGACTGGGTGATCGCCGGTGGCGAGTCAGGACCCGGCGCGCGCCCGTGCGACGTCGGCTGGATTCGCTCCATCGTCGGGCAGTGCCGGGCTGCGGCGGTGCCCTGCTTCGTGAAGCAGGCCGGGCGCTGGATCCTCGGGGATGACGCCGGGTTCCCCGTCAACCACTGGCTCCTCGAGGACGGCCGCGGCTACGTACCGCCCCTGATAGGCGAGCCCGCCAGGCAGCGCCCGCCGACGAGAGTCTGCTCTGTGCCGGCGGTCGGATTCAGCCTCTTCGATCGCAAGGGCGGCGACCCGGCCGAGTGGCCGCAGGACCTGCGCGTGCGCCAGGTGCCGGCATGAATGAGCCAGTCGATCACGTCGTCCGCCCGCGTCTGCCGTGGCGGGACCCGAGCGACCCGGCGACCACCGAGTGCGGCTACGACGCGAGCAAGGTCAAGTCCATCAGCCGCGAAGAGTTCCTGACCCGACTGAAAGAGCTCGGCCAGCAGCGCTGCGCCCTCCTCACCTGCATGACGTGCTCCAACGCGTCGTGGCGGTGGCCGACGTGGGAGCAAAGCCCGCTCAGGGCCCTCGATCGGGAAATCTCCTGGGAGATCGGTAAATACGGCCGTGTCCAGGGAGGCGTCCTGCGGGACGAAATGCTGGCCGTCGCCGCCCTGATCGCCGAGCACCCGGAACGGTTCCGCGGCCTCGTGAAGGAAATCCAAGACCGGCGCGAGTGGCTGAACCGCGCCGCACTCAGGAAGACCGACCAGGGCCGCGCGGCGAGCAAGAGGGGAGAGCGATGAGCCGCCAGCGCCCGGACCCGCTCGAGCAGGCCTCGGCGCTGCCGCTCTTCGACCGTCCGCTGACGCAGCTCCACACCGCTGACGATCCCGGCACCAGCCGCGCCGCGGCGGCCGCGTCGATCGCGTCCGGGGCGATGACGCGCGCACGCCGCCTCGCGCTGGCGTGGGTCCGCCGCCACCCCGGGATGACCACCCGCGAGCTGGGGCTGCGCGCCTACGTGTTCTACGGGGTCGGAGACCCGGAGACCTGGCGCCAGCGCATCGGGCGTCGCCTGAACGAACTGCTCGAGGTCCGGCTGATCCACCGCCAGGGAACGCGCGACGGGTGCGCCTGCTGGTGGCCGGGGCAGGCACCCGAACAGGAGAGGGGGCGCTGATGGTGCACATCTGGGGGCATCGCTTTGGTGGCGCAGTGACTGGCACCGACCCAGCGAGCCTGGACCCGGGGCGCGTGCTGACCTTCCGAGCGGCGCCGGGTAGCGAGTCCGAGCGGGCCGTCGTGATTCCAGACCACCAGGTGCCGCGGCCGCTGCCACAGCCGGCGTCCACGCCGATGTGGCTGCCGGGGATCCTCGCCGCGGGGTTCCTGGTCTACGCCTACATCCTGCTGCGACTCGCGGAGGAGACGTTCAGGAGGCTCCTGCCATGACCTGCGCCAATCCGACGGTCGACGTCGTCGTGACGCTGCCACGGTGCCGGTGCTGCGGCCGCAAGCACGAGCAGGTCCTGATCGCGGCCGAGCGGATGCGCCGCGTCGCGGGCGTCGGGCGCCTGGCCGGGTGGCAGCTGCGCACGCGCTTCCGGAAGGTTCTGGGCGGGGCGGTCGACCTGATCTGCTGGTTCTGCCAGCTCGAGGCGGATCGCTACGTCTGGGCGATGCGCGACGCCGGCGTGCCCGCGGCGCTCCGTGCGGCAGTCCTCTACCGGCTGCGCGCGACGGCCCGGCTGGCCGAGACCTGGGCGGGGGTGTAGGGGATGACCACCTGCCCGGGCTGCAGCAGGCCGGTCGACGTCGGCCGCACCGAGACCGGCCAGCGGATCCTGCTCGATCCCGACTCGCCCACCTACGACCTGGTCATCTTCGAGGCCTCGAGGGGCGACTACCGCATCACGCGATCGCTGACCGTGCGCGTGGCGCACCGGTCGGTCTGCAAGTCACCGCCGGTGGAGCCAGGCAGCTCCGCGGCACCAACCCGTGGGAAGGGGGGAAGGGGCTGATGCCGAACCGCATCACGCGCGAGGGGTGGATCCGGTCACGCCGCTGCGCCTCGACGAGCCTAGGGGGGATCGTGCTCTGGCACGCTCTCAAGTCCGTCGCCGACGACTACGGCCGGTTCAGCGCCGAGCCTTACCTGGTCCTCGCGGCCTGCTTCCCTCGGCCGCGGTCGGTCGACCAGGTCACGGAGAAGCATGTCGCCGCATGGCTCGAGGAGCTGGCGCAGGTCCGCCTCCTGGCGTTCTACCAGGCCGGGGATGACCGGCTCCTGCAGCTCTTCAACTTCGGCCAGCGGGCCCGGAGCGGGAGTAAATACCCCGCCCCACCCGTCGAGGTGCTGGACGCCATCGGCGAGCTCGAAGACAGCGTCGCCCGACGCGATGCAGGCAAGCGATCGGGGAATCCCGAGACTACGATCCGGCAAGTCCTTTCGAATCAGCTGCCCGCCGAATGCCCGCCCAATGACCGCCGAATGTCCGCGCCATGCCCGCCCAATGACCGCGGCCCGCGCGCGGCGCGCGCGCATCCGGCGGCCGTAGTCGTATGCGAAGACGTAGTCGAAGGCGTGTGCGGAGACGTAGTCGGTAACGGCGCACCCACACATGGACCGGATCCACCGGACACGGGGGGCTCGGTCGTCATCCCGATCCATCACGAGCCGCCTCAGGCGCGCCGCCCGGATGGAGGATGCCCTACCTGCCTCGACGTCCTGTCGCACTTCGCCGAGCGGACCGGCCGAGCCTTCCCGCTCGCCGGCCGGATCGCCGAGCGCCTCCACCGCGCCCACCAGGACTTCGACGCCGAGGTCTGCAAGCGCATGGTCGACCAGCAGCACGCCCGGGCCCTGGACGGCACCGATCCCCGGGGCTGGGAGTTCCTGTCACCGCAGGTGATCTTCGAGCCGGCGAACTTCGCCCGGCTGGTCAACACCGAGAAGCGGCCGGAGACCGACGCCGACCGCGCGCGCCAACGCATGCGGGACATCAACCGCGAGCTCGGGGTCAGCTCGTGAGGGGGGAGATCGAACGCGCCGAGGTCCAGACGCTTCTGCCGGTGGCGGGGGCCTACGAGCGCCGCGGGGTCAGCGAGGAGGCCTTCCGCCAGGCCGAGACGCTGCACAACCGCCTGGTGCGCTACCCAGAGAGCGAGGCCTTCGGGAATCCGGAGTGGAAGGACCTGCCGCCGATGGTGCAACGGTTCGCCGCCCTGGCGCTGCGATTCATCGACCCTGCCGAGCTCTCCGACCAGATCGCACCGCCGCGCGCGCGGATCTCCTGCCGGCACTGCCGCGACCTCGGTCTGACGTTCGGCGAGTTCAAGGGGACGAAGGACAACCCGGGTTGCGTCTCGCCGCTGACCGGCAGGCGGGAGACGGTGGCCTGGTTCTGCATGGAGTGCCCGCGGGGGCTGCGTCGGTGCGCGGCCTTCTGGGCGGAGAAGCTGAAGTACCGGAGCGGCGAGGAAGAGTACCGGCAGTGGACCAAGGCCAACCCCGTCGAGGCTCGGCGCGTCGACGCGGTCGATCGAACCCAGGAGGGGACGGCATGAACACGAACGAGGCGGCGGCAGTGGAGGGTGTGGATCTCAGCGTGTCGGGGTCGGCGCAGTTCGAGCCGGCGATGCCGGTCAAGGTGCTCCGGGAATCCCTGAACAATCCACGGAAGCGGTTCCGGGCCGAGTCCATGCGCGAGCTCGAGGAGTCGGTCCGGGCGAAGGGGGTGGTGACCCCGCTCCTGGTCCGCCCGGCGCCGGCGCGCGCCGGGGACTTCTACGAGATCGCGGCGGGACACCGGCGATTCCGCGCGGCGATCGCGGCCGGTCGGCCGACGGTCCCGGTGCTGATCCGGGAGATGGCGGACGACGAGTTCCTCGAGCTGCTGGTCATGGAGAACGACCAGCGCGAGGACGTCCATGCGTTCGAGGAGGCCTCGGGCTACCAGGCACTCCTGGGGCTGCCGGGATACGACGTCGCGAAGATCGCGGCGCGGGTCGGCCGAAGCCCGAAGTACGTGTACGACCGGCTGAAGCTGCTCGATCTGGTGCCGGATGCGCAGGCGCTGTTCCTTCGCGATCCGCCCCTGTTCAGCGCCGGCCACGCGATCCTGCTGGCGCGGCTGAAGCCGGAGGACCAGAAGCGGGCGATCGATGTCACCACTCGCAACGGGTACTCGACGGCGATCGACTCGGGCGTCTTCCAGAGCGTGAGCGGGGCGCTGTTTGATGACGACGAGCGCGCCTCGAAAGATCCATACACGCACGTGAAGGCGGTCAGCGTGCGGGAGCTCGAGGCGTGGATCCAGCGCAACGTCCGGTTCGAGCCCGCCCACGTCGACGTGTTCCTGTTCCCGGAGACGGCGCAGGCCATCGAGCAGCACGCCGACGATCGCCTCGGCGTCATCCTCATCACCCGTCAGCATCGGGCGAGCGACGACGTCCGTGGCGCCGGTAAGGACAAGGTCTTCGGCTTGGAGGCCTGGAAGCGTGCCGACGGACAGGAGAAGTCGAAGACCTGCGACCGGAGCCGCCTCGGCCTGGTGGCGTGCGGCCCGGGGCAGGGCGAGACGTTCCTGGTCTGCGTCAACAAGGAGAAGTGCGCGACCCACTGGGCGGCGTGGCAGAAGGAGCGGATCCGGGCGCGCGCCGGCGTCACATCCGGGACCGGCGACAAGATCGCCGAGCGCGAGAACCGGGCACAGGCGCAGCAGAAGCTGGCGAACGAGAAGGAGGAGCTGGCGCGGAGGCGATGGACGACGGCGCGCCCGGCGTTTCTGAAGGCGCTCGCTGCGGCGGTCCTGAAGGCGCCGATCGGCCAGGCAATGAAGTTCGTCACCGACGCAGCGAGGAGCGATCGCGAGACGCGCGAGCTGGTGCCTCCCGGCAAGACGGCCGAGGCGCTCGTGCGCCACCTGGCTTTCGACGCCGCCATCCAGCACTCCCGCAGTCCCTGGAACTGGGAGCGTGAGCAGTTCGGGAAGCAGATGAAGGCCTTCGGCATCGACGTCGGGGCCGTACTCAACGAGGCGGCGCCGGTCGAGAAGCCCGCAGTGCAGACGTCTGCAAAGTCGGGGGGGAAGCCGAAGAAGGGCACCTGCCGGAAGTGCGGCTGCACCGAGGAGAAGGCCTGCGCCAGCGGCTGTGGCTGGTCCGACGGAACGAAGACCCGGTGCACCGCCTGCTTCCCACCGAAGCTGAAGAGTCAGGCGAAGGGACGGAGCAGGAAGTGAGCCGCCTCCAGGACACCGAAGAACTCCGCAAGCGCGTTGCGAGACTGATCCCAGAGCTAGCCGACAGCATGCCGGACATGGTCCTCATCCAGCTACCGGCGGGTCAGTTCAGGCGCATACGGGATCTGTTCGACCTCGTCCTCGATTCCCGAGATGCCTACTGGGAGGCGAACCGCCGCCTCGGCGTGATGATGGAGCTGGCGATACAGACGCGGATAGCCCGCCCGACCATCGTTTGCCTGTGCGGCTCGACGCGCTTCTATGGAGCGTTCCAGCGCGCGCAATATGAGGAGACGATGGCCGGGAGGATAGTCCTCTCGGTGGGCTTCTATCGACCCTCTCCTGAGTCGGAATCCGAACGTGTGCGTTACGAGCATCACGGCGAGAACATCGGTTGCACGCCAGAGCAGAAGATCGCGCTCGACGCCCTGCACCTGAAGAAGATCGACCTCGCCGACGAGGTGCTGATCCTGAACGTCGGCGGCTACATCGGGGAGAGCACGGCGCGCGAACTGGCCTACGCGCGCGAGCTCGTCAAGGTTGTGCGGTTCCTCGAGCCAGAGACGCGGTCGGTCGCGTGAGGACGATCCAGCTCGCGCCCGGCGTCGACACCGGACTCGCCACGCTGATCGACACGCGCTGCCTAGTGCAGGCGAACAGCGGCGGGGGGAAGTCCTGGTGCCTCCGCCGGCTGCTCGAGCAGAGCCACGGGTCGGTGCAGCACCTGGTGCTCGACCCGGAAGGGGAGTTCGCTAGCCTGCGGGAGCGGTTCGATTACGTCCTGGCCGCGAAGCACGGGGGCGACACGGCGGCCGAGCCGCGCGCCGCCGGCCTCCTGGCGCAGCGGCTCCTCGAGCTGGGGGTCTCGGCCATCGTCGACCTCTACGAGCTCAAGGCGCACGACCGGGTCCGGTTCGTCCGCGGCTTCCTCGAGGCGCTCGTCGACGCGCCGAAGAAGCTGTGGCACCCGGCGCTGGTGGTGCTCGACGAGGCGCACGTCTTCTGCCCGCAGCAGGGGGAGGCGGAGTCGGCGACCGCGGTGATCGACCTCTGCACCCGGGGCCGGAAGCGCGGGTTCGGCTCCGTGCTCGCCACCCAGAGGCTCTCCAAGCTGCACAAGGACGCGGCCGCTGAGCTGAACAACAAGCTGATCGGGCGCACCGGTCTCGACGTCGACGTGAAGCGCGCCGCCGACGAGCTGGGCTTCGGGAAGGAGCGCTGGCGCGAACTGCGCGAGCTCGAGGCGGGGGAGTTCTTCGTCTTCGGGCCGGCGCTCTCGCGCGAGGTGCGGAAGGTGCGCATCGGTCCGGTCGAGACGACGCACCCGAAGGCGGGGGCGCGCCTGGCGTTCACGGCGCCGCCGCCAACCGACCGGATCCGGGCGCTCCTGCCGAAGCTGTCCGACCTGCCGGCCGAGCAGGAGCGGAAGGCGAAGACCGAGGCGGACCTGCGCGCCGAGGTGAAGAGCCTGGCGGCGCAGCTCGCAGCCGCGGACAGGCGCACGCCGGCGCCGGCGAAGGCGGAGGTGCGCGAGGTCCCGGTCCTGAAGGACCTGCAGGTGAAGCGGCTCGAGCACGGGATCGGGAATATGGATTCCCTGGTCGAGCGATTGGATGTCGTGCGGAAAGCGGTTGCCGCCGAGGCGTTCGCGCTGTCTGTGGCGCTGCGCGACTCGGCGCGCGAGGGTCAGGGCTGGCCGCCGCCCAACAGTCCGTTCGCAAAGAAGGCACCGTGGAAGCCGATACTCGCTCCCAACGCAGCGCCAGCAGCCGCGCGCCCGGTGGTCCGGGACCGAATCGAGGGGAACGGCCACCTTTCCGGTGCTGGCCAGCGCGTGCTCGATGCCCTCGCAGAGCTCGAGGCCCTCGGCGTAGCGGAACCGGAGCGTGTCCAAGTCGCCTTCCTCGCCGGCTACACGAACCTCGCCAGCAAGGGGTTCGCGAACGCCATGGGCTCACTGAGCAGCGCCGGGAAGATTGCCTATCCGGGCCCCGGGCGCCTGACGCTTACCGACTCCGGGCGCGCCCTGGCGCAGTCCGTTGATGCGCCGCGGTCTTCGGCCGAGATCCAGGAGCGAGTGCTCCGACTCCTGGGCGGGGCGAGCGAGCGCCTGATGCGGCCGCTGATCGAGGCGTACCCGGGCCCGCTCGAGCGCACCAACCTGGCCGCGGCCGCCGGCTACGGCAACCTGGCGAGCAAGGGGTTCGCCAACGCTATCGGGCGCCTGCGGTCACTGGGGTTCATTGATTATCCGTCCCGGGGCCAGGTGGTCGCCATGCCGGTTCTGTTCCTGGAGGGGAGGTAGCGATGAGGTCATTCCTGCCTGACGAGAGAAGGCTCCTCGAGCAGATCAACCTGCAGCTGCAGTCGGTGGCTGCCCTGGTCCGGGGGCTGCTCGCCTCGCAGCCGCGGCCGACGCCACCGGGAGACTGGGGTCGGGCGCCCGCCACGCTCCAGCCGGAGCGCGCACCGTTGATCGCCAGGCCGCGGATCGTCCCGGATCCGCCGCGGCCAGCCGACGAGCCGCTCGAGCGCGCGAAACGGGCGCGGTGGAGACGGCACACGGCAGAGAGCCTCGCGGCCGACCGGAAGCTGGTGCTCGGCTGGGTCCAAGAGCTCGGCGTGTCCGTCAACGCCCTGGCCAAGGCGGCCGGCATCGCCTACTCCACGGTCTATCGCGCCAGCCACGCCCAGAGCGGACTTTCCGAATCGGCCCGCGAGAGCCTCCAGGTGGCCGTCGCGCGCATCCGAAAGCAGAAGTCGCACTACCTGGCACGACTCAACCCGTCAAGAGGAGGAGCCCGATGAACCGACCCACCGCCATGTTCCTGATCCTCGCCGCCCTCGCCATCCTCGCCGGCTGCTCGAGCGGAGGCGGCTCGCACGATGGGGCCGGCCTGTCCTCCATCGCCCCGACCGTCGACGGTGTCTGCGCCGTGCCGGGGGCATCGACGTGCCCGAGCGCCGTCGACTGCCGCCCGTATCTCAACCCGGAGGGAAGGCCCATCACCATCGACCCGCGCTGGCAGGAGAGGCTCGACCTCTGCTGCGGGCTGCGGCTCTGCAGCGTGGCGGGGGAGTGTCGCTTCGGCTGCCCGCCCGAGCTGCTCGACGACCGCTGCCCTGGCGCGCGCTGACGTGGCCGGGGACCTGGTGCTGCTGTCGGGGCGCCTGCGCGAGCTGACGGGCCTGACCAGGACGGAGGCCCTGACCGCGCTCGAGCAGGAGATGCGCACGAGCCGCCTGATGCAGAAGACGCTCGCGCGCCTGCTGAACGACCCGCTGCCGACGAGGACGATCCTCCATCGCATGCGCACCCAGGTCGTCACCGCGCTGGCGGCGGCGCTCTTCCTCGGCATCGCGATCGGCGTCCTCCTGGCGATCGCCGTTCAGGTCGGGGCCGCGGGGTGAGGTTCGTGTTCGACGTGCCGCGCCGCTTCCCGACGGTCAACGTCTGGCACGGCGGGCCGGCATGGAAGTACAAGCGCGAGCGGGACGCCTGGCTCCGGGAGTTTCCTCCCACGACGGCACTGAACCGGGCGACCGGCCGCCGGGCGGTCTTCATCACCCGCATCTACCCGAAGGCGCCAGGTCAGAAGCGGTACGACGATGACAACCTCGACGGCGGCGCGAAGCCTGTCCTTGATGCGCTCCGGCGCCTCGGCTGGCTGAAAGGGGACAGCCCGGCGCACTGCACCAAAGAAGTCGACCAGCGGCACCCGGCGCCTGGAGAGAAGGCGCCGTCCACGCGGGTCGTGATCCTCGACGTCGACCCGGAACCGCGGCGGCGCGCTGGGCTGCCGCCATGAGGGTCGTGTACGTGGCGGGGCCCTATCGTGGCGCGGATGCCTGGGAGATCGAACGTAACATCCGGCGCGCCGAGACCGTGGCGCTCGAGCTGTGGCGCATGGGCGCCGCGCCCGTCTGCCCGCACACCAGCGGCCGGTTCTTCGATGGAGCGCTTCCCGACGACACCTTCCTGCGCGGTGACCTGGCGCTGCTCGAGCGCTGCGACGGGGTGGTGCTGGTCAAGGGATGGGAAGGCAGCGCTGGCACGCTCGCCGAGGTCAAGTACGCCAACAAGATCGGGAAGCCCGTCTTCAAGTGGCCAGGAGGGAACATCGTCCGGCGTTGGCTGCTCGAGCGCTGGCTCTCCGGATTGTCAGTCAGTAACGCGTCGGGCGCTACAATGGCGGCAGGACAGTGAGGTTGCGATGCCGTGGATGACACCCCGCCCGTGCCGCCACCCAGGATGCGGCGTCCTCATCCGTGGTCGTGGCACCAGCCGATGCGAGGCGCACCGGTCAGAGGAACGGAAGCGCGAGGACGAACTGCGACCGTCGGCGGCGCGCCGCGGCTACGATTCCGAGTGGCGAGAGCTGCGGGCCCAGCACCTGCTCGAGCACCCCGAGTGCGTGAGGTGCGGCGAGGAAGACACGAGGAACGAGGTCGACCACATCGTACCCATCAGCCAGGGCGGCGCGCGCCTCGACCCGGCCAACCTGCAGACCATGTGCAAGACGCACCACTCAGTGAAGACTGGGAAGCACGACCGGCCGCGGTCGGTGCCCGCGAGGCAGACATGATGGCCCATCGTTGCAAGGCGCGCCGTGGGGGATATAGGGGGGTTCAATCTCTGCGACCTGCCCTAGGGACCGGCCGAGCGGGCTCGCGCGTGCGCCCGCAGGTTCGAAGGGGGGGGGGTGGGGGAGGGGGTCCTTCGGTCCCGAGCCCCTCGGATGGCCCCTGATGGCGCGTCCCGGCCCACCTCCGCAGCCTCCGGAGCTGCGCCTGCTGCGCGGCAACCCGGGGAAGCGACGCTTGCCGAAGAAGCACGCGCCGAAGCCGACCACCGGCGTCGTATGTCCCGACGAACTGAGCGAGGAAGCGAAGAAGGAATGGTGCCGCCTGGCGCCGGAGCTCGAGCGGCTCGGCATCCTGACGGTCCTCGACCGCGCCGCACTGGCCGCCTTGTGCGAGGCGTGGGCCGACCTGGTCTGGGCACTGGCCGCGATCCGGCAGCTCGGCCGCACCGCAACGACGGAGAAGGGGTACGAGCACACCACCGCCGCGATGCAGGTCAAGTCCCAGGCGGTGAAGCAGCTGAAGGAGCTGAGCGCCGAATTCGGGTTCACGCCGGCGGCGCGCGACCGCGTCCACTTCCCGGGGAACGGACAGAGTGAGGACCCAGACGAGAAGTTCTTCGGCACGCCGGGGCCGCGGCCCGTCCCGCCGCCTCCCGCGCCGCCGGCGCCGCGCGCTCGCCGCCGCGGCGCGCCCGCCTGACGACAAGCTCCACCTCTACTACTTCGACGACGTCGCCGCGGACCGGGCGGTGGAGTTCATCGAGCGGTACGTCCGGCACACGAAGGGGGAGTGGGCCGGGCAGCCGTTCATCCTCGAGCCGTGGCAGAAGTGGATCGTCCGCGCCATCGCAGGATGGAAGCGGCGCGCCGACGGGCTGCGCCGCTACCGAACGGTCTACATCGAGATCCCCAGGAAGAACGGCAAGAGCATGCTCGCCGCGGCGATCGCCCTGGCGCTCCTCTACATCGACGACGAGCCGGGGGCCGAGGTCTACAGCCTGGCCAACGACCGGACGCAGGCGCGGATCGTCTTCGACCAGGCCAAGGAGATCGTGCGCCAGAGCCCGGCGCTGATGAAGCGCGCGGAGGTCTACGTGCGCAGCCTGGTCATCCCGTCGACTCTCTCGAAGTACGAGGTGCTCAGCGCCGACGTGCAGCAGAAGCACGGGCTGAACCCACATGGCATCGTGTTCGACGAGCTGCACGTCCAGGACGACCGCGACATGTGGGACACGATGCGGACCGGCATGGGCGCGCGCCGCCAGCCGCTGACCATCGCCATGACCACGGCCGGGTTCGACCTGAAGACGCTGTGCGGCGAGATGCACAACAAGGCCCTGGCGATCCTCGATGGCCGGGTTGAGGACGACGCCTTCCTGCCGATCGTCTACGGCATCCGGCCGGCGCGCACCGGCGAGAAGCTGGAGAGCTGGGAGGACCCGAGGGTCTGGGCCAAGGTGAACCCGAACCTGGGCGTGTCGGTGAAGCTCGAGTACCTGAAGGAAAAGTACCGGGAGGCGAAGCAGTCGCCTGCGTTCCAGAACAGCTTCCGTCGTCTCCACTGCAACGAATGGGTCCGCCAGGTGATTCGGTGGATCGACATGACGAAGTGGGCCGCCTGCACCGGCCCGCTCGACTACAAGGCGATGCGCGCCGCGCTCGCCGGCCGGCCCTGCTACGGCGCCCTCGACCTGTCCACGGTCACCGACCTCTCGGCCTTCGTCGCGCTCTTCGACTCGTCGATCGCGCCTGGTGGTCCCGGCTACCCGACCGAAAAGGAAGCCGCCGACATCGCGAAGCAGCTCACGTCCTGGGAGTATGGCGACCCGATGCCGGCCTACGACGCGCTCAGCTTCTTCTGGTGCCCGGAGGAAGGGATCCGCGTCCGGTCGAAGAAGGACCAGGTGCCCTACGACGTCTGGCGCGAGGAGGGCGCGATCTTTGCCACCGAGGGGGACGCCGTCGACCACGGCGCGATCCGGAAGTTCATCAACGACTTCGGCCGGGAGTTTCCCATCCAGGAGATTGGCGTCGACGCCTGGAACGCGCACAAGCTCGTCACCGAGCTCGAGCAGGAGGACGGGTTCACCGTCGCCCGGGTGAGCCAGGGCTTTGGCACGATGACGACGCCGACGAAGGAGCTGGACGCGCTCTATCGCCGGCGGCAGATCCGGCACGGCGGCCACCCGGTGCTGGCCTGGTGCGCCGACAATGCCAGCCTCCAGAAGGACGCTTATGACAACTGGAAGCTTTCCAAACAGAAATCGCGCGAGCGGATCGATGGTATGGTGGCTTTGGTGATGGCACTCTCTCGTGCCCTGGTCTCTGAGGGCGTGGTCGAGGATGCGCGGATCGAGCCCCTCTGAAGTGACGGAAGCCACCCACCCGCAGCAGGAAGGAACGCCGGCGGCGCCGTCGCGCGCGTTCGACTGGTCGGATGCCATCGCGCTCGTTGGCGTTGCGTCGACCGCGGTGGGCGCGGCACTCTTCCACCCGGGCGCCGGCCTCGTCGTCTTCGGCCTGGCGCTGATCTTCGTCGCCACACGAGGAGCGTAGGAGACCACGATGGGACGCCTCGCGCGCGCCTTCGACTTCGGGATCCAACGCCGCTCGATCGAGAATCCGGCATCGCCGTACTGCCAGGCCATCATGGATCTCTTCAACGGCGGCGGAGCCTCGACGTCGGGCCAGGCGATCAACCAGGCCTCGGCGACTCGGCTGGCCGCCGCCTACCGGTGCGTCCAGGTGCTGAGCCGCGGCGTCGCCTCGCTGCCGCTGGTTGTCATGAAGCGCGAGACGCCGCGCGGCAGGAAGCGCGTCGACGATCACCCGCTGTCCGACCTGCTCCACCTGCAGCCGAACCCGCGCCACACCTCCTACGGCATGCGGCAGATGATGCAGGCGAACATCATGTTCCACGGCAACGGCTACGGGGTCATCCGACGGGATGGTGGTGGCCGCGTCAGGGAGATCTGGCCGGTGCCGTCGAGTGGCGTGGAGGTCATCCCTCAGAAGAGCGGGAGAACGGTTTACACCATCCAGAACTCGGACGGTGTCCGTGAGCCCTGGGACTCGAGCGAGGTGCTGCATGTTCCCGGCCTGAACTTCGATGGGATCAAGGGGCTGTCGGCGATCGCGGCGGCGCGCGAGGCCCTGGGGTCTGGCCTGGCGCTGCAGGAGTATGGCAACACCCTCTTCAAGCGGGGCGGTCGGATCCCCGGGATCATCACCACGCCGTATAGCGATGTCAGCAAAGAGAGGCGCCTGAACGTCCGGGCCGGGTGGGACGAAGCCGTAGGCGGGCAGTCGAACTGGCATACGCCGGCCGTCTTCCCGAAGGGGTGGGATTACAAGGACATCGGTATCAAGCCCGACGAGGCGCAGTTCCTGGAGTCGAAGAAGTTCAACGTGATCGAGGTGTGCCGCTTCTTCGGGGTCAATCCGCAGAAGTGCTACGACTTCGACAAGGCCACCTTCACCAACATCGAGCACACCAACCTCGCGCATATCCTTGACGACCTGCAGCCGTGGATCGAGCTGTGGGAACAGGAGATGTCGCGCAAGCTCCTGACCGCCGCGGAGCGAGCCGCGGGCTTATACATCCACTTCATCCTGCAGGGGATCCTGCGGGGCGATACGGCGTCCCGGGCGGCCTACTATGCGTCGGGCCGACAGTGGGGGACGCTCAGCGCCAACGACGTCCGCGAGCTCGAGGATATGCCCGGGATCGGCGAGCAGGGCGACATGTACCTCGTGCCGTTCAACATGCAGCCCGCCGACCAGGTGGGCGCAGACGAGCCGCCGAAAAACCCGGCGCCCGGCGCCGGCGGCGACCCTGGTCAGGCGCCGTTCGGTGGCGCGCCGCGCGCGGCGCTGCCGCCGGCGCCACCCGAGCCGCGGCGCATCGCGCCGGCTGCGCTGGCGGCAGCGCGCCGCGCCGCGAAGCTCCGGCTGCGTAGGAAGATCCGCAAGGCCCATCTGCCGGTGATCGAAGACCGCGCCGCCATGATCGTCAAGCGGGAGATCGGCGCCATCGAGAAGGAGCTGAAGCAGCACCTGAGCGGTGACGCCCGGGCGCGGCGCTCGTTCCCGGCGATGCGGCGCGCGATCGACGACTTCTACGCGACGCACGACACCTGGGCGGCCGGGAAGATGCAGCCGGTCCTCGTCGCCTACGCCGGACTGATCGACGGCGCGATCGCGCAGGAGCTGGGCAGCGACGAGTCCGACGGGATGCCGCCCGAGCTGGAGAAGTTCTCCGTTGACTACACCCGCCGGTTCGGGATCCGCGAAGCCTCCGAGGGGCGCCTACAGCTGCTGGCGCTGCTCGATGCGTTCGAGGCGGAGGGCGAGGAGGCGGCGGCCGAGGCCATTCAGACACGGCTCGACGAGTGGGGGCAGAAGCGGTCCGGGAAGATCGCCCTCAACGAGTCGGTCCAGTTTATGGGCGGGGCGGCGAAGACGCTTTACCTGGTCGCGGGGTTGACCGTCTACCGCTGGGTCGCCAATCCGGGCGCCTGCGACTTCTGCCAGACGCTCGACGGCAAGGTCGCCGGCGTCGACAAGAACTTCGTCAATGCCGGCCAGGACGTCCAGGGCGGCCCGGACAGCGACGGGCCGATGAAGCCGTCAGACAACATCGGGCACCCGCCCCTGCACGGCGCGTGCGAGTGCGACATCGTCGCGGATTGACCTTAGAAGGAGGTGACAGATGAGACCAGCCCTGATCAAGAGCAGCAAGCTGTTGAGCGCAGTCACGCCGACCGCGGGCGCGGCCGGGACCAGCGTCATCAACGGGACCATCATCGACTGCGCCGGGTTCAACGGCTGTCTGATCGCGGTCCACATGGGCACGATTGTGAGCGGCGCCGTCACATCGATCAAGGCGCAGTCCGGCAACGACTCGGGCCTCTCCGACGCGGCGGACATCGCGGGAACCTCGCAGTCGATTGCAGACACCGATGACGACAAGGTGTTCTACATCGACGTCGCGCGCGGCCAGAAGCGCTACCTGAAGGTGGTCATAAGCCGGGCGACGCAGAACGCGACGCTCTCCGCCGTGTACGTTCTCTACAATGCGAGGGCCATCCCGGCGACGCAGGACGCCGCAGTCGCCGGCGTATCCGTGGTCGGGCCGTAGCCGTCCCGGCGTCCGGCGGTCCAAGGCAGGATAGGAGACGACGATGAAGAACCTCGAGCTGCGGCACTTCCCGATGCAGATGCGCCTTGCCGGCGACGATAAGACCCCCACCCTCGAGGGGCACGTCGCCGTCTTCAATCAGCTGAGCGACGACCTGGGCGGCTTCCGAGAGAAGATCGCGCCCGGCGCCTTCGCCGAGACGATCAAGACGCACGACATCCGGGCGCTCTGGAACCACGAGAACGACCTCGTGCTGGGGCGCCTGGCCGCCGGCACGCTCGAGCTGGCCGAGGACGCCACCGGCCTGGCGTTCAAGAACACGCCGCCCGACACCACCTGGTTCCGCGATCGCATGGTCAGCCTGAAGCGGGGCGACGTGACCGGCTGCTCGTTCGCCTTCTACACCGAGGCCGACGAGTGGGCGACCGAGGCGGACGGCTCGAAGATCCGGACGCTGACGAAGTGCACGCTCGTCGAGGTCAGCCCGGGCGTGACCTTCCCGGCGTATCCGCAGACGGACGTCGCGGTGCGCTCGATGCAGGCGTGGGCGGCCGCACGTTTGGCAAACTCTCGACAGGTCAATCCGTCCGTGGTAAAACTTGAGGCGTTGAAGCGGACGCTGCGCTTGAAGGCACTGGCGTCCTGAGCTGAGCAGTTAACACCCCGCGCGCGCGGAATCGCGAGGGTGCTCACGGTGGCGGAGATTCACCGGGGGCCCGAGCGGCGCGCAAGGGAGTGACCAGCCACCCATCGCGGCGGAGTCTCGCGATGAGCTGTCACCTGACGGTTCATCACGGAGATCTCCGCCATGCTGCAGAAAGTCCTCACCCTCAAGCGACAGAACCTCGCCCTCTGGACCCAGATGGGCGCGATCCTCTCCGGCCTCACCGACGACAAGGGCGCGGTCCGCGACATGACCGCCGACGAGAAGACGTCCTGGGAAAAGATGGACGCCGAGTTCGATGCTCGGCGCAAGGAGATCGCCGGGCTCGAGGCCGCCATCGAGCGCCAGCACCGGCACGACGAGCGCCAGGCTGAGCTCGACAAGCTGGACACCCGCGAGGCGGGCCGCGGCGGCGCGCCGGCCGCGGCACCCAAGCTCGAAAAGGACTCCGCGCTCCGCGCCTTCCGGGCGTTCATCACGCAGGCCCCGGCGGACTGGGACTCGGACACCCGCGATCTCCTGGCCCAGCAGCGCGCGCTGGTCCCGGCGCAGGCCCGACAGCTGGGCCAGGCCTACGTCCTCCCGGGACGACGCAATTTCGTCTTCGATGCCCCGCCCGAGCAGCGCGCCCTCACCGCCGCGGCCAACGCGACCGTCGCCGAAGACTTCATGCGCGAGCTCGACGTCGCCCTGAAGGACTTCTCGGGAATCGCCCAGGCCGCACGCTTCGTGAACACCGACACCGGGGCGGACATGCCCTTCCCGACCCTGAACGACACCGCGAACAAGGCGCACCTCCTGGCCGAGCTCTCCGCGGCCGCGACCAACGTCGACCCCACCACGGCCGCCGTGGTGATGCAGGCCTTCCTCTACACCTCCGACATCGTGCTGACCCCGAACCAGCTGATGCAGGACAGCGCCTTCAGCCCGGAGAGCTGGCTGGCTCGCGTCCTCGGCGAGCGCATGGGGCGCGGGATGAACTTCGACGGCACCAAGGCCGATGGTTCCTCGAAGCCGCGTGGGCTCATCACCGCTATCCTGGCGGACACCACCGAGCTCAAGGCGGCGTCGGCGACGGCGATCGCCTTCGGCGACATCGTCAACCTGTACCACGCCGTCGACCCGGGCTACCGCAACGGGCCCAAGGTCGCCTTCATGATGCACGACGACATCCTCAAGGTCGTCGAGAAGATCGTCGACTCCAACGGGCGTCCGATCTTCAGGCCCGCCACCGACGCGGTCGGTTCGGTTGCCACGATCTACAACCGTCCGGTCTTCATCAACCAGGACATGGACGCCACGGTCGTCGAGGACAACGAGAGCATCGTCTTCGGTGACTTCAACCACTTCGTCATCCGACGCGCCCTGAATCCGGTCCTGGTGCGGCTGAACGAGCGCTACGCCGAGTACTTCCAGACCGGGTTCGTGATGTTCGAGCGCTGGGACAGCGACATGATCGGCGGAGCCGGCCGGTCGCTCCGTCTCCTCTCGCACAACCTCGCGTAAGACCCGGGC